AGGCCACGCGTTGACGGCGGCGCAGACGTCGTCCAGCAGCGGCTGGTCCGCGACGTCGGGGGTCAGGGACAGCCAGGCGGCCACGTCCACGGCGGTGACCCCGCCCGACGTGTAGTCGGGCGGGGTGCCGGCGGTGGCCCGGGCGGTCACTTCTTCGAGCTGCTCGAGCTGCTCGCGCCGGCGGCCCGGGTGATGGTGGCGGTCGCCTTCACCACATAGGCGGGCTTATTGATCAGCGTGCCGGTGTAGCCGTGGACGGCCTCATCGATGCCACCCTGGGCGATGTTGAGCGCTTCGACGGTGATGGGGCCCTGCTCGTAGAACGTGGCGGCCCGCTTGTCCAGCCCGAGCACGCCGCCGGGGGGCAGGTCCCCGTCCAGGACGAACGTGACCCCGCCGGCGTCCCCGCCGGTGAAGCTGACCGACCCGGACAGCCACGACTGGGACGTGTTACCGGCCAGGGAGGACCAGACGTCGGACCCGACGAACAGGGACGACAGGCGGCCGCGGCCGGTGAAGTGACCGACCACGGCGGTGATCGCGGACAGCCCGTCGGTGAACGCGGCGCCGGCGTCGGTGGCGCCGGCGACCAGGTAGTTGAGGCAGTCCAGGTCGGTCTTGGTCCGGTAGTCGTCCCGGGCGGTGGCCAGCAGGTCCGCGATGATCTCCGCCGACCCGAGGTCCACGAACTCGCGGGCCACGTCCACGCCGCCGGCCCACCGTTTCGCCGACGCCGTGCCGATGACGGCCTTCGGGACCGAGGTGGGGATCGCGGTCTTGTCGCCGGCCCACTGGGCCACCGTCATCCCCGGGGACCAGACGAACCCGTTGATGGTCAGCCCGGTCAGCGGCCGGGGGCCGGTGATCGCGTCGACGTGGATGCGGGGTTGCGGGTCGTCGGTCCACAGGTTCCCGACCCACATCGGTTGCAGGATCGCGCCGGCTGACGCGGGGGCGGTGGTCACGTCGGACAGGGCCGCGTTCAGCTCCGCCGTGGTGATCTGCCCGCGAGCGCGGGCCGCGATGACGTGGGCCGCCTCGAGGACGGTGGTCACCCCGCGGGGGCGGCCGGTGGTCGGGGTGGGGCGGGCCGCGCTCGCGGCCGGCCCGGATGCCGCGGTGGCGGTGGTGGTCATGTCGGGGTCCTCTCCCGGGGTGGTGGTGATGGTGTCGGGGTCGTGCTCGTCGTCGGTGTCGTCGTCGTCGTCGTCGGGGTCCCCGCCGTCCGGGTCCGCCTCGGGGGGCAGGGGTTGCGGCGGGTCCACGGTGGGGTGGACGTCGGGCTGGTCGGTGGCGCGGCGGGCGGCGGCGACCTGGGCGATGCGGGCGGCCTGGTAGGCGGGGACGGGGACCTGGGCCACCGCGGTCAGGTCGGCGCCGGTGATGGTCTGCCCGTCGAGCTCGAGGTCGTCCAGCTCGACCGAGAACGCGTCCCGCAGACCCTCGGTCGCTTCCAGCAGGGCCTGGTTACCGTCGTCGGTGGCGCCGATCCGGAACGTCATGATCAGCCCGTCCGCGGTGTCCGATGATGCGAGCGCGTAGCCGACGGGCCTGGACCGGTCGTGGTCCCGCAGCAGCTTGACGGTGCGCAGGTTGTCGGGGACCCGGACGGCGCCCGCTTTCACGGTCAGCCGGCCCGCGGACGTGTTGCCGGGCTGCCCGTACGGGACCACCACCCCGGTCATGGTCCGGGCCTGGGTGTCGGCCGCGAGCGCCTGCGCCGGGGTCGTCATGGTCACACGCATGTGGTTCTCCTAATCCGATACCGGCGGACCGGTGGGGTTGCCGACCAGGGCCTGGAAGTCGCCGGCCTGGAACGCGACCCGCTGCCCGCGGGGGACGACGTCGTCCAGGGACAGCCGGCTGGTGACGGCGGCCATGTACGCGGCCAGCCCGTAGTCCACGGCCTGCTGGTTGCGGCCCTGGGTCGTCTCGTAGGTCAGCGACGCGCCGGCGCTGGACGCGTCGACCAGGGCCGCCGGCAGGGACGCGATACGGGCCATGTCCACCGCGCTGGCGTTGCGGCCGTCGATCAGCAGCTGCTGGGCGTCCACCGGGTGGACGCGGGCTTCGACGGCGGCGTTGGTGTAGAGCACGCCGTTGTTCGATGCGAGCGCGTCCCGGGCCCGTTTGATCAGCGCCGATATCTCGTCGTCGGTCAGGACGTCGGCGGTGGTCTGGTGCAGCTCGAGCTTGAACGGGACCCGGGCGGCGTCGGCGGCCTGCGCGGACAGGGCGGCCGCGGTGCGGATCGCCACCTGGGAGGTGACCAGGATTCCCTCACCGAACCCGGGAATGAACACCAGGCTGTCCTGGTCCACGTCCCGTTCGTCGATCAGGAACCGGCCGGCGTCCTCATCGATGGTCCACCGGTAGTAGGGGACCCGGGTCAGGGTCAGGAACTCGCGGCCGTCGGCGGCCCGGTCCCCCCGCCACAGCGACCCCTCGAAGAACAGCAGATCATCGATCGTCCAACACATCCGGTGGAACGGGGACGACGTGCCGTCGGTGCGGGTCGTCCACGACGGTTGCGGGTCCACCACCTGGTCATCCCGTAACGCCTGCAACGGCATCCGGCCGATGGTGGAACACAGCAGGTCCCGGGCCCGTTTGAGCGCCGGAATCCCCAGGGCCCGCTGCCGGTCGACCCACCCGAAGTCGGCGAGCACGTCCGGGCCGAACACGTCGGACCACCACAGCTGGGCCAGCTGGGACCCGTCACCCCACGACGGCGGCGCCGCGATCCCGGTGCGGTGGCTGTAGGTGTCGGGCGGGTCGTAGTCCCCGTCGAACCCCAGCCACCGTGACGTCGCCTCCCAGAACCCCATCAGCCGGCGGCGTTCATCCGGGCGGTGGCCCGTCGGGCGGCGACATAGGCGGGGGTCGACTTCCGGGGCCGGAACTGGGCTTCATGGGCGACCTGGACGTGGCGGGCGGCGGCCCGGTTGTCGGTCAGCTCGCGGAACCCGCACGGGCAGACCACGACCACGGCAGTGCAGGACACGTCCGCACGGGTCCGGTGGTCCACAGGTCCCAGGGTCCGGGCCGGGGGGGTGACATTGGCAAGCATCCCGGCCGTGTGCGGGCCCGTGTCGCACGATCAGGGCCCTACCCGTCTCCCAGTGACCGATCGGGGGGTGCGGCCGTCTACGGGGCGCACAGGGCCCTTAGAAACTACTCGAACATCAGTTCTATCCGCCGGCGATGACGGGCCGGCCGACGGGGACGGGGGCGTGCAGGGCGCCCCAGCGGGCGGCCGCGAGCGCCCGCAGCGCGTCGATGGGGCCGGCGGACCCGCGGACACTGAACGCGATCCCGCCGTCACCGACGGGCCGGGTCGCGGCCGCGGCGACGGCGTCGTCCAGGTCGGGGTGGGGGCGGACCCGTAGGACGCCGGCGGTCAGGTCGTCCAGCAGGGTCCCGGTCGCGTTCGCGGTGTCCTGGTCGGTCATCAGCAGCAGCGGCGGCCGGCCGACGGTCAACGGGTCGTCGCCGACCTGGAACGCCCCGGTCAGGCGCAGCTGGTCGGCCAGGACGCCGGTGGACCCGCGCGAGCCGACGGCGACCGCGGACCGCCACCGGCCGGCCAGGGCGGCCAGGCGGCCGGGCGCCCAGTCGACCCCGGGCCGCCGGTCGACCAGCTCGAGGTCTCCGGCCCGGGTGCCGGCCACGATCGTGGTGGCGGCCCGGTCGGCGGCGACGTCGACCCCGAACGTGACCGGGGCGCCGGCGGGCATGTCGACGGCGGTCTGGGCGGCCAGCCATAGGGCGGTGGGGATGGTGTCGGGGGCGGCCAGCCTGGTCCAGATGCCGGCGTACTCGCGGATGAACGCCGCTTCCCCTTCTGCGAGCGCCATGCGCAGGGCCGCCGGTGTGGTCAGCCCGTACGCCAGGCCGGGGTGCCAGCTCGACCAGGCGTCCTGGTCGAGCGGGTCGACGTGTTCGGGGCAGCCGTAGTCGAACAGGGCCACCCCGGGGTCCCCGGCGATGCCGCGGCGCAGGTACTGGGCGGCGTAGACGGATGCGTCGGTGCCGGCGGTGAACACCACCCACAGCTGGCGGCGGGTGCGGGTGGTGAACGTGGGGGTCACGGTGCGGGTCAGGGCGGCCCCGGTCAACGCGTCATGCTCCTGCGCCTCATCGTTGACCACCATGTCCAGGGCCGCGGACCGCAACGCACCGTCCCGGGCCGGGAACGCCTGCCAGTAGGACCCCTGCCGGCGCCACACCACCGCCTCGGTTCCCCTCGAGCGCCGTAGTTTCATCAGCCGCAGCATGGCCGGGTTCCGCTCCAGCTCCAGGAACCAGTCGGCGAACCGGTCAGACGTGATGGTGCCTTTATGGGTGGAGTACCGGACCCGGTAGTCCCGGTATGCGCGGCCGCGGCCCAGGGCGACGTCGTAGGCGGTGGTCGTCTTCCCGGACTGGCGGGGCAGCTGGACGGCGACCACCGGGTACCGGTACGTCCCGTCCGGGTTCAGCTCCCCGGCGACGTCGGCCATGAACCGTTGGTACGGCTTCCACGGCCGGCCCTGCATCGCGGCGATCGCGGCGCCCAACATGCCGTCACTGGGATAGCGGCGGTCCCTCGGAGTCCAGTGTCGTGGCGGCGCGTGCTCGTGCCAGCTCGTCTGCCAGCTCGCCGGCGATCGCATCGAACGGGTCCACCTCCCCCCGGCTGCCGAACGCGGCCCCGTAGACAAGCTGGAACGTCTGCGCCAGTTGGGTCAACGGGACCCGGTCGTAGGGCCGCGCGTCCGGGACCCGTAGCTGCCGCTCGAGCTGGTCCAGCTGGTCGGCCAGCGAGCGCAGCAGGGCGACGGTCGCGGCCGGGACCTGGGGCGCGGTGGCCAGGTCGACGTCCAGCCCTTTACGGACCCGGCCGTGGGTCACCCGCGGGACCGGCGCCTGCCACAGCGCCGGCTGGTCAGCCATTCGGGGCTTCCCACAGTGTCCGGGCCACCCGGTCCACACCCGCCGCCGGCAGACGGCGACGGGCCGGGGTGTCCCAGCCGGCACGGGCTGGCCGTTCACGGACCACCACCCACCCGGCCCCGCGTAGTGACGCGCCGGACTCGCCGGCCTGGGTGTAGGTGACCAGCCGCCGATATCCCAGGGCCTGGGCTGCCCGCCACCCGGCGGCGTACAGCTTGGAATTAGCGTTCCGCGCGTCCGGGGCTACGCATGACCGGGTGACTTCCAGGGTCACCCCGTCGTCCAGGTGGCGGGCCACCGGCCGGCCAGCTATCAGCACACCCACCAGCTCCCCGGCGGTGGCCACGCCCACGGCGAACACCTGCCCGGCCGGCGGCCGGTGGTGGCGGTGGTGCAACGCGACAAACTCGCGAGCTGCCCGCGAGCGCACTGGCACCAGGTACAGTGCCGGCTGGTCAGTCATTTACGCGAATCTCGTTTAATACCAACGGTTTTCACGTTTTCCGCCTCATTTTCGCACCGTTGGGGGGGTCTGGGGGAGAAATAAGTCGCGGGAGTTCCTCT